ATCTTGTAATTCTTCATCATTATCAACTTTTAAGATACAATGACCCCAACGGTACATTTCTTCAGTTTCACAAGAAACGCCTTTGTCATCATCTTTAAATGTTTGATATTCATAAATGGATTTTTTCCATTTTGGAGAAATCTTATAAAATTTACTCATAACTCATCACCTTTAATATAATCATCATAATTACAATTGTCGTAATTATACCTACAAAAAATAAGCCTAACATAAAAGTAGAAAAGGGCGACACAAGGCCGCCCTCTTCAAATAGTTAATTATGCTGAGTAAGCTACTTGCTTACCAAATACAGCGTTCATACCATGAATCAAAATTGCTTTTGATGGTGTACCAACTCTGTATGAAACACCAGCTGATGTTCTATTTTCATAAATCATCAGGCCTTCGTTTCTTAGTTTACCAACCATTGCAGCTGGTGATTTAAGGTCAAATGTGTTTCTCAATGTTTTCCAAGAAACAGATTTACCTGTTGCGAAAAGGTTTCTTACCTTTGTTGTTTTTGATGTTTTAGCTTTAGCCATAACTTCATCTCCTTTAGTGTTAAATAAAAATTTAAACATAATTGTTTAAACTCCTTTCTATTGAGTTTAATGTGCTCCCACAATTGCCAGGCAAAGCGTACTTTAGTAGTTTGACAGGCGAATTCTTATTTGTCATTGTCTGGTTCAAAGTCAGGTGTAAAATGTACATCAGCCATATCTGATAAATCTCTAACTTCGTCCTCTATATCTGGCGACAATGGTTTATGTGGTTTATGTTTTATATCTAAAACTTTAGAATAATCTAATCTAGCAGATTTGTTCTTACCACTTGTATTTAATGAGACCATTTTGTCTGTTAATTTTTGTGCTGGGTGTGGTTTATTAAAGTCACGGTAAACCAGTCCTCTAATTGTATCAATAACAAGTGCCAAGTCTGCCGTAAATGTCATTTGATTAGTTCTTATACCCATAGCAACAAATTTATCTAATAATTGATAAGCAATATCATCTACATTACCCTCGACAAATTCTTTAGTCTGTTGTTCAACTAACTTTTGATGTTCTTTTTCATCAACAGGATGTTTAACAGATTCTTTGTTGTGAATTCTGTCTGATGGAAATAATATAATATTGTCATTATCATTCACTAATTAGTTCTCCCTTAAAATTAACTTTACCTTTATCGGCAAAGTGTTCTACTAATTGATTATAGCCACCAACTAGTTCACCATCAATTTTAATTTGAGGCATAGTTCTAACATTTTTACCAATATCTTCAATTAATTTAGTAGGGTCAGAATCAAAGTCTTTTTCTAAAGACTTCTCTTCGTATTCAAGGCCAAGATTTTTTAATAATGCTTTGGCCTTGGTACAAAAGACACAATTGTTTTTACTGTAAACTGTTATTGTCATCTTTCTCGACTTTCTTTAGATTGTTCCATGCCTTTTGACTTTCGCCATTTAGGTTATATGCGTCAACAGCTTGTTCAATAGTGTAGTTATACATCTTATTAAACTCACCTAGAGGCAATCTCATGCCAATCCAAGTTCTATAGTAACCATTTTTTGTTAGTGTAACATCTTGAGCAAATATCTCATAACCTCTTACAGGTGTATCTGTGATAACATTTACTATTGCTGTTTCAACTTCGGTCACTACCGTTTTAGTTTCTGTTTTACCAAGTTCTTTAATGAATTGTTTTGATTCTTTATTCATTTCACCCTTGATAATATCTGCCAATTCAGATTTAGCCATCATTTTAGCTTTCTCAATTGACAACTGTAAATCAGGCGATACTGCTGTCGCAACACCATAGATACATTGCTTATCATTATCTTTCTTATCAAAGAATTTCAAATCACAAGCTTTTGTTTCATTGATATCAGCCATGTACCATGCTGGCACTTTATCAACAACATTACCTTTTTCTGATTTAATCTTATAGGTACTGTTCATACTAGAGCAGGCACTTAATCCTACAATCGCTACAAGAGCACCTAGTTTCATCACTTTGTTTTTCATCATAATTTATTACTTTCTCTTACATCATACACTAAATTCTGTAAAAAGTCAAGCGTGGATTGAACATAACCTAACGCCTGTTCACTAGATACATCATATAATATAATTAACACAAGAGCCACAATGATTAAATTTCTAATCATTTTACCTCCCATTCACCATTTGTATCTAAACACACTTTTCCTGGTGTTTTAAAAGCATGTCCTGACCGACTATAATATCGGCAGTATTCGGGTGTATTCACATCATTGTAATAAAACTGAGCAAATAGTTCCCAATAACTAGGACCATCATAAGCTCTCCTACCATCACTACACTCCAAAATTTCTCTCTTTGTGATTGTATCATCTTCTTGTACAATCTCAACTTTAACAAAACAATATTGTCCGTCAACTTTGTCTGGTTTAATAGACACAATATCAGACCTTAAAATCTTTTCACCTGCAACTGCAATACCTGATATAAGTAAAAATATAATCAGAATAAAAGTCCAGGTCAAATATCTACGCATATTAAATCTAGGGTCAAACATATTTCTTCAATTCTTCTATTGATTGTTTTGTATTATAAATGTCTTCTTCTAATTTGTCAATGGTGGTTTGATTATTAGTTAAACCAATTTCTTCTTGCTTTTCTTTTATTTCGTTCTCTAATTGTTCTATTCTTTCATTATATCTATTCATCTTTTTTCTATCCATCTCCCATCCGGCAATTGACAAGCAGTACCAAAAACCACTTCTCTATTGACACCACCAAGACCTATCAATGGCCAACTATTTGTAATATCTATTGTAGCGTCATAATCTTTACACTTAAAAGGTCCTACCATGTGTGATTTTGTAACATGAATAATACCTGAATTTCCTGTTTTCTTATTGTACCAATTTGTATAACTAGAACCTGTACCACTTGTATTTAAGTGGTCTACAAATACAGCATTGTGTACATCATAATCTGAATTATACATTAGTTCGGCACCTGCAAATGCACCAACAACAGCACAAGCTCCAGCGGCATATGGGTCAGATATACCATTCTCAATACAGACAGCAGCCGCTGTCGTTCCACCCATACCTGCACCTAAATGACTTCTATTAACGGAGCTGCAATTGGTCAGGAACACCAACGATAGTCCTAATAATACTAAAGATTGGATTGTATTTCTTTTTTTCATTATTAATTGTCTTCGTTGTACATTGAGTCGTGAACAATACCAGTATAATCACCATACTCACCAGTTTCAGTTTTAACATAATCTCCTTTATCATGTGCCAACAGTAAACAATCTGCCTGTATGGTATCAATTAAGTTTTGTACTTTCATATCTCTTTCATCAGATTTAGGGGTCTTATATTTCAAGACCCTTAAATTATCTGCCATCTTTTTTAGGCTATCAACCTTATCGCAAAATTCACTAATTTTGTGATTCATCTTTTACTACCTTATTAAAAAATGATTTAATTGTATTCCAATTATTGGCAGTTTGTTCTTTACCTTTTTGCCAATTAACTTTTTGATACTCAACAATTTTGTTTTTCTCATTTGTCAACCAGTTAGTAACTGGATTTGCTTTAGCAACACCTGTTATCATTAAGAAAGCCGCCATTGCTAATACCATAAACACTTTTTCTAAAAATGTCATACTTTCCTTCCCGCTGTTTTAATGTCCTCTTTGGCAATAACCATATAAGGACCTTTGTTGTAAGCTGGAGCTACCGTAAAGTTTTTAGATGCTTCAATTCTCCAACTATTGTCAGGTTTTGTACCACCTGTACCAATCTTATTTGACATAGGTACATCTGATAGAGTCTTTTCTCTTTCAAATGGCATTGTTCTTTCTGCAATGTCAATGGTGTGTCTACCATCTGTTGTCAATTTAATTCTACCATTATCATCACAATCAAAACCCATAGACCTAAGGTACTTGATATGTTTAGCAAGAGCCTCAAGGTAACTTTTCGTAGGTTTTTTCTTTTTCAACCTACGAATTGCACCACTAGAATTGTTTGTGTAGATAATTGCCATTATTTTACACTTTCTCTTTGTGATTTATCAAACTCTGATTCTGCCATTTTTTCAGAATAAGTTTTACCAAAGACTTTCATATAAAAATGGTCTTTTGGACTAGGCGCTGAATAGGCCTCTAATAGATTTGTAAAGTTAACATCAACACCATCATAATACTCTGGATGGTTTTTTCTTAACTCTATATGGTCTTTAAAGAATTGAATACGATTGTCGTATATCTCTTTCTTACCTTTCGTGTCTTTAGATTTCGCAACATCAAACTCTGCGAAAAGAGTTTCTTTTGAATAAAACATAATATAAACCTTTCTCAATTGTTATTCACTTATCCTACCACAACCGTCTGGAAATGGCAAGCATTAAAAAAAGCGTGTTTTTGTTGACTTTTCTCGCCAGAAAAGCTGCCAGGATGCGCCAGGATAGACGAATCGAAGCGTCTGTGTACTATGATACCCCCTCTGGAAAGTCTTTTTGACTTTCAGCCTCAGCCCATTTATCAAAAGCCTCTACTTCTTTTTGATGGTAGGCAATACACTCTTCACATTGTTTGACGGCGGTTTT